TCGGAGGGAGGGCTAACCTATCTCATAAGTAGGTAGCCCAAGCATAGACAGCTACAAAAGAAACGAACGCTGTTACTCCTGTGAAAAGACAGACGAACAGGACAAACAGAACACTGCTTGTTGTAGTCCATAGTTGATAGACAATGTAGGGTGAAGCAAGTGTAAAGATAATCGCTAATGCTTCGATAGCGTGGATTATATTATTCATTGTCCGACCTCTCTTCTTCTAATTGTTCGTAAGTATCAAAAGCAGTATGAAAAAGATCACGATCATTTATCCAAGCTATCAAGCCTTCTCTTGAAGCTATTTGAAAACTCTCACCACTTTCATGGTTATAAAAATGTATCGGTTTAAACCATTTCGTCAGTAATTGCTCCCTTCGGATATTGTGTCCTTGTTTCAGAGCGTTTTGTCCTTGCTCAATTTGTTCAACTATAAGATCGGTTATTTTACTCATTGTCCTTTCTCCATTGGTAGACTCTTTGCTCTACGACTTTCATTCTAGCCATGTCTAGGGTAGGTAAGTTGAACGCTACTTTGACCGCCAAGAGTATTTGCTTCATGCCAAGACTGTCATCATTGTAGACCTCATCCGTTATTCTTTCTTCCATCTCTGTGTTTATTAAGTTGCTCATAATTCCTCCATTTGTTTAATTGTGAACCCCTCTATAATAAGGGATATATGGTATATAAGTCAAGACATTTAATTGACAAATAAGTAATTAAATGTCTTGACTTATCCCATATATGTCTGTAAAGTAGTTAGTAGATAGGGAATACTTCCCCATCACAAAAACAAGGAGGGCATAATGCCACAAGATATAACAGACCTAAACATACCAATGGCAATGATAAGCGCTGACATTCATGCAGATGATGTTAGAACGATCATGCTAATGGTACAAATGTTTGCACTAAGAAATCAAGGAACAGCAACAACAGAGCAACAAGATGCTATGGAGACTATCGAGCATCTAGTGGGCAATGGTGATGCAGAACGATTGACCAATGCAAACTAAGCACATCTGTGTACTTCATCTACCACACCATGTGGTAGATGATTTGTTCCTTGAACATGAACACCATGTAGCCATGCAACAAGAGGGCATTGAGCCACCACATTATATAGGCAAGGATCAAGGACAAAGAGTGCCTAATCTATTGAGACTAGTAACAAGTACCAACGCCTTCGTAGGCTAATCATACAAGGCTCTTAGCCATCATCTAAGAGCCTTAGACGCGCTCGCTATCTTTAGCCGTCGCCCTACATGCAAGCAAAAGGGGGGGGATGGGGTATTAGTAAGCGTTAATAGACCAATAAGATATGGAAACTCTAGTAACGCTGATAATACTAATACCCCATCCCCCCCTTTTGCTTGCATGTCTATCCTTCTCTTTAGAGAAAGAAACAGACGGGTACAGAATATTCAGAAAATTTGACATTTTGTTTTTGTCCGCCTATAACAAAAAAGGGAAGGAGTCCCATGTAAAAAATTTTAAAATTTTCAAAAAATGTAATAAAGCCTATATAATAGGTAACATACAGTTAGTACCACAACGAGTAAATATTATATAAATGTCAAAAAGAAATAAACCAGCGTATGATGTAGACATTAATTTGGAACGTTTAGCTGAGCAATACCCTGATGCAACAAAAGAATTACTTGAACTAACAGAGGCATTAAACGCTAAACAGCTCCAACGCAATGGCGCGGAAAGCTTTCTGACTTACGTCAAACACATGTGGCCCGACTTTATAGAAGGCCGACACCACCAAATATTTGCTGAAAAGCTCGAACGAGTTGCACGAGGCGAGTTGAAAAGACTGATTATTAATATGCCACCACGGCATACGAAGAGTGAATTTGCTTCTACTTATTTCCCTTCTTGGGTCCTAGGTAGAAACTCGAAGTTAAAAGTGATGCAGATTACCCATACGGCTGAATTGGCCTTTCGTTTTGGACGGAGAGTCAGAGACATTATTGATTCTCCAGAATACCAACATGTTTTCCCAGGCGTGGCACTGAAAGCCGATAGTAAATCAGCAGGACGTTGGGAAACCAATGCTGGCGGCGAAGCCTTTTATTCTGGTATCGGCGGAGCCGTTACTGGACGGGGAGCTGATTTGCTAGTGCTCGATGACATTCACTCGGAGCAAGACGCTTTGAGTCCAACGGCCTTGGACAACGCATGGGAATACTATTCTTCTGGACCACGACAAAGACTGCAACCGGGTGGTGCTATTGTTATTGTGATGACGCGATGGTCGACCAAGGACTTAACAGGAAGACTGCTCAGCAAACAAGCTGAGGACCACGCCGATCAATGGGAAGTGGTGGAATTTCCAGCTATTTTCCCAGAAACAAACAAAGCGCTGTGGCCTGAGTATTGGAAGATTGAGGAGCTACAAGGGGTAAAAGCCTCTATTCCTGTCAGTAAATGGGAAGCACAATGGATGCAAAACCCCACTTCTGAAGAAGGGGCGATACTAAAACGAGAGTGGTGGAAGACTTGGGATAAGGAAGAGATCCCTGAAATGCACTTTGTCATACAAAGCTACGACACCGCGTTTTCCAAAAAAGAAACAGCTGACTTTTCTGCTATTACCACTTGGTGCGTGTTCCATCCCGAAGAAGATTCCAGTAGACCCGCTTTATTGCTGCTTGACGTTAAAAAAGGTCGGTGGGACTTTCCTGAGCTCAAAAGAGTTGCCGTTGAGCAATACAAATATTGGGATCCTGACACCATTATCATTGAAGCCAAAGCATCGGGTATGCCACTTACTGACGAACTCAGACAAGCGGGGATCCCTGTGGTCAACTATTCGCCGGGTAAAGGGCAAGATAAAATCACAAGAGTAAACACCGTAGCACCCATCCTAGAATCAGGCATGGTGTATGTCCCAGAAACCCGTTGGGCAGAAGAACTGGTTGAAGAATGTGCCGCCTTTCCTTTTGGGGACTACGATGATTTGGTGGATTCAACCACACAAGCATTGTTGCGCTATCGACAAGGCGGCTTTATTGGTTTAGAATCAGATTACTATATGCAGGACAATGAGCCGCGCAGAATCAAAGAATATTACTAGGAGAAAACAGTGAAAGCTAAAAAAGGCGAAACAATCAAGGACCAAGGATTTGTTCCCTATGCCGAACAGAAAACAATAGCCACAAGCAAAGGACCAAAACCCGGTGCTGGCAAAGGTAAGTCAAGAGGCAAAGGAATAGCTAAAAGAGGCATTAAGTTTACCGGAGTATACTAGTGAACCCAGCATCAGCACTTAAAATGCTTCTGCGGCTGTTACAAAAAGCAGGCAAGAAACCAGGAAAACCTTTTAAGGGAAGCGCCGAGGATATAATACAACGCGTAGACCATAAATCTAATCCGATGGGAGACTTTGGCCTCGCGCGTAACCAGCGGTTGTCCAAAGCTCAGTTTGAGAAAATAGATAATATTGCTGTTCAAAAAAGAAAATACTTGGACACAGTTATGAGAGACGTCGAAGCGGGAGTTCCTATGAGCCCTGGAGTTGCGAAAGCGGCTCAAGAAGCGGGGGAAATGTTAAAAAGAACGGTGGACATGCAAAAAGCCGCTGCTACTGGTCTGGGAGCCGTCGAAAGAGGTTTTATGAGTGCGAAACACTTAGCCGCGAAAAACACACTAGATAAGTGGATGGCCTTTGGAGGAGGAGCTGGTTTAGGATCGGGCATAACAGCAGCTCTATCTGGAAGGCAAGATAGACACGATGCGATATATGGAAAAAGAGATGACGCAGATGCTGTCCAGTCAATGCTTAATAAAACAAAGATGGGCGGTGCAATGGGCGGAAGTCGGTTTGACCAACCCGATCCAGAGCCTGGACTCGAAGAAGGCTCAATAGCAGACTTAATAGCTTTTAATCCTCTTTTTAAAAAAATGTTTGGAGGCTAACTAATGGCAACAATAAGCGGAAATAAGCCGACTAACATAGACCGTATCTCAGACCTAATGGACTTAGACATTGAAGCGGGAGAAACAGTTGAGATCGAAGAACCAATGCCCATGGACAATGGTGCAGAGGTTTCCTTTGCAGAAGACGGTTCGGCAGATGTTAACTTTGACCCCGATGGAATGCAGCAACAACAAGAAGTTCCGTTTGAAGCCAACCTAGCAGACTATGTGCCTGAATCAGAACTAGGGCGAATCGCCCAAGAACTAGTTTCAGACTTTGAAGACGATCACGCGAGCCGCTCCGAATGGGAACAAACCTATGTCGAAGGGCTGGATCTACTTGGATTCAAGTACGAAGAACGAGACAGACCTTTTCCAGGAGCATCAGGTGTTACCCACCCCCTCCTAGCAGAATCAGTCACACAATTCCAAGCCCAAGCTTTTAAAGAGCTATTACCAGCGAAAGGGCCTGTAAAAACACAGATAATGGGCGCTGAAACACCTGAAAGCGAGGCTCAATCTAATCGTGTTAAAGACTACATGAACTACCAAATTACGACTGTAATGCAGGAATATACCCCTGAAATGGACCAATTACTGTTCTATTTACCCCTTGCTGGCTCTGCTTTTAAGAAAGTCTACTTTGATCCAAGTAAACAACGAGCAGTCAGCACTTTTGTGCCGACAGAAGATTTAGTTGTGCCTTATACAGCTAGTGACATAGAAACATGCGAAAGAGTTACTCACATTGTAAAAATGACCTACAACGAGGTACGAGCACAACAAGTAGCTGGTTTCTATAGAGATATTTCCCTGCAGCCTAGCGAAACAAGCGTAAGCAGTTCGCCTAAAGATAAAATAAATGAGCTTGAAGGTTTGTCTGCTGGAAGCAATGATATGATGTATGAGCTCTTAGAGTTTCATGTGTCAATGGACATACCTGACTTTGAGGATCCCGATGGTTTTCATCTCCCATATATAATCACCATTGATCGGACTTCAAATCAGGTATTAGCCATCCGTAGAAACTATACTTCAAATGATCCAATGAAGACGAAAATACAACATTTCGTCCATTATAAATTTTTACCAGGATTAGGGTTCTACGGCTTCGGTTTAATTCACATGATTGGCGGTTTATCAAAAACTGCAACAGGAGCTTTAAGACAACTTATTGATGCTGGAACCCTTGCTAATTTACCCGCTGGGTTTAAGGCGAGAGGACTAAGGATCAGGGACGATGAGACTCCAATAGAACCAGGTGAGTTTAGAGATGTTGATGCACCAGGCGGAGCTCTTCGAGATTCTTTAATACCTCTTCCTTATAAAGAACCTTCACAAACACTACTTGCTTTGATGGGTTCTTGTGTTGAAGCAGGGCAAAGATTTGCTTCACTGGCTAATTTACAAATTGGCGAAGGCAATCAAGAAATGCCTGTTGGCACTACCATGGCACTTTTGGAACAAGGCACACGAGTTATGTCAGCTGTGCATAAAAGACTGCACTATGCTCAAAAAACAGAGTTTCAAATACTAGCTAGACTGTTCGCAGAATTTTTACC